TTCAACAATCAACCCAATGCAATATTCAATCGGTTCGCCTTTAAATTTAAATGGTGCAGAATATTTCTTCAACATCATATTCTCATCAAACACAGCTAGACAATGATAATAATGTCGCGGTTGTTCATACGACACAATATGAAGAACAAACCATGTCTCTTCTTCATATTTATATCCACAAGTAGAACCACGCGCACGAGAGAAATAATACGGCATTTCAATCTCCTTTACCAGTATTATTAATCCGGATTTCTTGTCCAATTTGCACATCTGAAAAGGATGCCATTTATAAATAATATGTGTCTCATTCTTATATTCTGCAAAGACCCAATTTTTTTCACAATTATTTCTTGTAAAATCCGGATGAATCTCAGTGACATCTGAGATTTTCTCTTCGTCTAAATAATAGTTTCCATATACAATACCAATATTATTGTTTGTATGATATCCAGTGCCAATGTACTGAATGCCTGGGTCGCCCTCATCACCTGGACATTTGTTAAAAATACGCAAATCCTCGATTCCAATGTATCTTCTATCTAGATAATCTTGCTTAAATTGATGTTGATTTAGTATAGTAAAATCAGAGTCCAATACCAAATATTTATTTGTTGTCGTAATATGCTTTTCACAATCGTGATATTTACCATCATTGTCAATTGTATAATTCACCATACGCACATTCATAATGTAAGTATTATTTACTTTAATAATAGAGGACGATGATGAGGTCATTCTCATTAAATGCTTGTCATCACCGCATAAAAATAGATGACTCGTCTCTGTAAAATCAAATACCTTTAAAGACTTTAATACTTGCTTGTAAAATTTCATATTTGACAATAAATTGTTTGAAATAGCAGGGATTTTACACTCGTTCAAGACAATCATCAACTCATCATTAATGTTTTTGATTCCTACATAAGATGCACACACCGTGTATTCATAATAGATTTTATATAAATACACGGACGCTTGCAAAAACAAATAATGGTCCACGTTTGATTTTCTCTCCAACACAGACTTGCAAATAGTATAAAATGCCATTGCCAATTTCGGCATTCCTGCAACTCTGTAATGATATATTATTTCATGCAATCCTTCCAATCTTTCAGGCAAATAATTATATCCTTCCATCCAACAACAAATCGCCTCGGGTATTTTTCCCATTTTTTTACAGCAATGACCGATTCTATAATAACTATACCACACTTCTTGATTCCATCCACCCAAACCAATGCGTTTTTTATATATCTGAATCGCCTCTTCGTTTTTCCCCAAATCATAATAACTATTTGCCAAATAAAAATAATATCTCACATTTGTTGGTTCGTCAATGAGGCCGTTGGTTAATAACATAACGTCTCTCTCATATTTGTCGGATTTAGAACCACCGTCTCCATAATCATTGATAAATAATTGCCTCTTGTCAATGTTTATTTTCCTGTTATTACTCGGAGTATCAATGTATTCGTGAGTAACGCCGACATATTTATACAATCCATTGTTTTTCACAATTCTCATGTTTTGATAGTAAAACTGGTCAGAACCTTGCAAAATATTGAATGAATCTGATGCTGTCAGCATGCTTTTATTGAAATCGCGAATGTCTAGAGTCATGTCTGCATCCATAAACAATACATAATCCGACATTCCGATACAAGCCGCAAGAGAGACATTGCGATTGTGTTCAAAATTCTTAAAGGGTTCTTTTATAATCTTCCCAGCAACATCATGACTTTTAAAAAAATCTACAATGATTTCACACGTGTTGTCAGTTGAACCTGTGTCGCATATGCAAAAAGTATCAATGATTGGTAATACAGATGCGAGCAACCTACAAATGATTTTACTCTCGTTTTTCACAATCATATTTAAACATAATGACGGCGGCGACATAAATATTAAAATTCAAAAACTTTATATCATTTCATTGACTTTTATTGAAAGTATATTATATACATGGCTTTTACAAGATTTAATTACGACGAATGCAGAACAAAAAAACAATTGCAACAATCCACGGGTCCAGGGAGATGGATTCTGAATGTTCCGGGGAATGGGTCAAATCCGTGTTATATAGAAGACCCGCAAATTATTATTCAAAAATGGGGTGCGAATTTAAGAACAAACACAATCAATTTAGAAAGCGAACTTTTAGGAGTATCTAAACCTATGAATCGCGATTGTCTACACGTAGACAATTATACAAAATACAATGTGCCTAATGAGAGAATTAGTTACCCGAATTGCACAAACACCATGACTGAACAATCTAGAACAATTATGCCTGCATGGACTGCAAGAGATTTGGAGCAAGTAGATTGGTATTATCCACCTTTAAATCCACAAGAAAATGTCTGCTTACCTTTTCAGAGTAATTTAAATACGCGAATTTTAGAAAAAGATTCTTTTCAGAGAAAAATTATAAATAAATAATAAAATATAATACTATGGAATTAGCATTACCAATTTTAGCCCTTGGTGGTCTTTATGTTATATCTAATCAAAAGACGCCATCTAAAAATGAGAATTTTCAGAATTTAAAACAACAAAATCAGTATTTGCCAAACACACGCGTGCCCGCACAAAATTATCCTGTTTTAAATAAAAGTCAGTTGGTAGACACCGTTCAAGAATACCCGAATCCAAATGCCGCAACCGACAAATATTTTAATCAGAATTATTTTGAAAAGAGTGTGACAGAAGGAAAATCTGTGGGTAAAAATCCGCCTCAAATATATTCATTGACTGGGGATTATTTGGAAGGAGAACAGTTTAAGCATAATAATATGGTGCCATTTGTTGGCGGTAAAATACAGAGTTATAGTTATAAAAATAACATGGCCGAATCCATCTTGGATAATATGGCCGGAACAGGTTCACAGATTATCAAGAAAATAGAACAGGCTCCGCTTTTTAAACCACAAGACAATATTCAATGGGCATATGGAACACCAAATAACAGCGATTTTTATCAATCACGAGTCAATCCAGGCATGATTTCAAACAATGTCAAGCCTTTTGAAAGCATCAACGTTGGTCCAGGATTAAATCAAGGATACGGCAGCAGTGGCAGCAATGGATTTAATTCTGGCATGGAATCACGCGACTCTTGGCTGCCGAAAACGGTGGATGAATTGCGGGTTGATACAAATCCAAAACTGGAATTTATGCTTACGAATTTAGAAGGACCCGCCGGCTCTCTAGTGAAAAATCTGGGATTCATCGGCAAAGTAGAGAAACAAAAACCTGATACTTTTTATTTTAATACACAAGATAGATGGTTTACCACCACCGGTGCCGAAAAAGGCGAAACATTGAGACCGATTCAAGAAACTGGAATTATTCGCCGCAACAATGCAGCCACCAATTACACTGGACCCGCCGGCAGTCTAGAAGGACAAGCAAGTTATACCCCCACTGAATTTGAAAAATCTAGACGACCTGAATTGGGCGTCATTGAACCAAACCATTGCTCCGCGGTTGGATGTGGTCCGATTGATGATGGCGAAAAATTATTGAGAAGTCACACGAATTATAAAAATCATCGCTCCACAATAGCACAACCCGACGCAATCAGAAGCGGATTTGGCGGTGCCATCGGGGCAGTCATTGCACCATTGATGGATTTTTTAAGACCGTCTAAAAAAGAAGAGTGTGTAAACAATGTGCGAATTTATGGCGAAGCCGGGTCAAGTGTGCCAAGCAATTATGTATTGAATCCAAATGATGTGACCAAGACCACAATCAAAGAAACAGATATTTATTCTTCCACATTTAATATTAACAATCAAAAAGAAGGCGTCTATGTGAATAATTATGTGCCGACAGATTTGACACAGAGAGACACGACTAGTTGTGCTCAATACGGAAATGTAGGACTGCAAAATGGGCAAATGGTTTATAATGGGGCTTACAATCAACACAACAATGATATTAAATCTGCCACGATTGGCAACCGTGCAAATCAAGGTGGAACCCAAATATTTAATCAACCGATGAATGTTTCTATTGCCAGACAAGACAGCGACCGTTACAACAATCGTCTTTTTACTCCTTCTTCTGTGATTAATCAGCCACCCATGAAGGAGAATTATGGCAAGATAAAAGGCCATCAAGAATATGATGAAAATAAAATCGGATGTGAGAGAATTCAAGGCGATTTATTGAATGCATTTAGGAACAATCCATACACGCATCCATTAACCACCAGTGTATAATTTTGTCAAGATATAAAATCCGGGTGTATTTTTCCCGTGTTTTAGAGAAATAAATAAATCTTTATAAACACGAATTATGTTGGTTTGACGAATTGTTAAATAGATGTTGTAAAGGAGAAAGATGGAGAGTATATCTTGTCTTTCTTGAGAGAAATATAAGAAATAGTTTTATGGACAAAGGAATTATTAGAATTGGTGACAACTCTTTTATTTCCGATGCAAACAATCCTGCCCATAAAGCATAATATGGGTTATAATCATCTCCGAGTTGTCTTTGAAAAACAGAGTACATAATGAACCATACGAAAATCCAATCTGAAAATATGAAATCCGGAGTTATCATGCATTTTCCCAATATAATATTTGGTGTATTATTGTTAGCCGGGTTCAGAAAAAAAATTGAATTGCCTTTTCTCTCTTTTATAGACAAATAAAATACCAACAATAAGAATGCAAGAATCATACCAAAACCCCAACGAATTTATCTTTCAAAACGTTAAATATTATGCCTCTATTGCTTGGATACGCGATGACGGTGTAATGAAAAAACACATTTTCAATGATGAATATGAATTTATAGGAATTATTCAATGGGACGTGAATAGTGAGTATCACGATAAACCGTTTGGTTCTTGGACACAAGAGGATAATGTAGTCGTTGTTCTGTTTGAATCAGCAAACATCTATTATTGGTATGTTTGTCAAACAGAATTATTGATATGCATGACATTTGATGCACATTCCTTTAATGAAAGAGAAATTGACGAATTAAAAGAGTTTCAGTCGTTTGTCAATGGCGTGGATAAATCATGCACTCAACCGAGAAAATCTGGAAACTATTTACACTATCATATTAAAGAATATCATTTGTTGAAAGACCCCAGAGAGATTGAATTGTATCATAACTTAAAGACGTTTCCATACGAGGGAGGGATTTACCATGTCTATAATCCCATGAAACGAATTCCTACATTAGAAATAGAATTTGTCGCTGGATTGAAATAATACGCGTGAAATGAAGTAAGTTTAATATTAAATATAAAAACATTATTTAATATTAGTTAATGTTGACGATTCATAGTGAAATAAAAGATAAATTAACCTATTTTTGCTCAATTCACAAAATTCCAAATATATTGTTTCATGGACCTTCTGGCTCTGGAAAACGCACCATTGTAAATAATTTTGTCTCCAACATTTATGACAATGACAAGGAGAAAATAAAAACATTTGTAATGTATGTCAACTGTGCACATGGAAAAGGCATCAAATTTATCCGCGAAGATTTGAAATTTTTTGCCAAAACGCATATTAATTCCAATGGAGGATATACATTTAAAACAGTCATGCTACTAAATGCCGACAAATTGACAATGGACGCACAATCTGCCCTGAGAAGATGTATTGAATTATTCAGCCATAATACACGATTTTTTATTATTGTGGAAGACAAATACAAATTGTTAAAACCAATCATCTCTCGTTTTTGCGAAATATATGTGCCTGAACCTATGCATAATGGCAATTTAATTAATTTGTATAAATATAATTTAGAACTGACATTTGGCACAAACCCTGCGAAAATGCAGAGAATGGAATGGTTAAAAACGGAATTGAACAAACACGCCAAGAAAACATCTATTGAATTATTAATTGAATGCTGCAATAAATTGTATGAAAAAAGTTATAGTGGGTTGGATGTCATTCATTTAATTGAAAATGTGAATTTTATGGATTTTAGTAATGAAAAAAGATATGAATTATTGATTGCCTTTAATAAAGTAAAGAAGGAATTCCGGAATGAGAAAATATTGTTGCTGTTTATTTTGAATTTCCTTTTTTTAAATTCGGATTTTAATTTGGAAACAATCTCTTTTATATAGGTGCCGATGCGATATTTTATAAAGTATAAAATATTGCAATAATAAAATGGACGATTTTAACGTTTCTTCTCTCCATGAATCCAAAAATGAATGGGCTGCAAGATTGGTTAATATTTTCACGCCATTAATTATTGAAGGTTACAAGTCTATCTTTTCTGAAGCCGTGCAATTGTGTAAACAAAACAATGAAATGGACAAGTATTTAATGACCTTTCAAAATTTTATTTCACGAGTTCCAAAGTGGAATGCCGCTATTATTGAACAAGAGAGAAAAAGAATACATGAGAAAAGTTGTTGTGGTTATTTAGAAGAGTTGATTACATGCGTTCACATTATTCAATTGAAAATATTAACATCTATGCGTGCTGGAAACAAACAGAAGAAAATCAATGTTACGATACCCAAATTAGACGAGTTCATTCATAAAATATATATTAATGTTGCACGAAAAGTGTACAAGACTGTGTATTTGTTTGAAATTAATATTCCTCCTTTGCAGATACAAAAATATCAGAGAGAACTTGAACTTATTGTGCAAGAGTGCATTCTAATTACTATTCGCGAAAGCATTCCTGTGGAAACTCTTTTACGAGCATACATGGATGAAACAATTGAAGAAGAAGTCAGTGAAGAAATTAAAGAGCAATTGATTGAACCTCCGCCTGCACCTTTGTCTGGACCTGGCCATAATCTCTCTCAACAACCTTCTGATTATTCTTCTTATATGGGACAGGGACAGGGACAGGGACAGGGACAGGGACAGGGACAGGGACAGGGACAGGGACA